CTATCCTGACCCTGTGAGAAACAGGTGGAAGATTGCCGAGGCGCTGATAAGCCAGCAGACCTCGTCCCAATAGTTGAAGCTAACGCTAGGAAAGCGTTCGCCGCGCCGCAGCGCGAAGACCCCGCAGAACAGGGCGTAGAGGGCGAGCCAGCCATCGGTACCCACGAAGCGTCCGATCTCGCCGAACGACCCGAGGACCGCGGAGATAATTGCCTTGATGGCGAACCTCCCGATCGTCGCGCGGGACTCTTCGTCAAGTCCACGAGGCATCGGCGGTTAGACCTCGCCGGAAGCGAGAAGGATGAGAAAGGCACCCAGCACGGCAACCGAAAATCCGAAGCCGAGCAGAAGCTTCGCGCTCCGCCGCCGTCGATCCTGCCGGTGCCGGCGTGGACTGGTGGCCACAAGGCGCATTCGCTGGCCTAGACATATAGCCAGAGCGTAATCGCCACGACGGGCACTGCCGTAACCAGGAAAAGGAGCACAGCGGCGATCAGCTCCTGTGTCGTTCGCCCCGTCTCCGAGCAAGACAAGGCGATGGGTCTGGGCCGTCTGTCTTGAGGTGCTGAAAGCTCAGGCGATGAACCCCGCCCATGGTATCGGTCGTGTCTCATACCTTTGTCCTCCTATCCTGCCGGCCGCGCGCATCCGTCGTGCTGGTCGTCCAGACCCCGCGGGTCCGCTCGCCGACGCGCGCGGGCGGCAGGCGTCTCGTGCTGTATCGGCATGCCGGAGGTAGCGGCGATGCGCATAAGGTTTCGAGATGAAGTTTCGCCGTTGGAATAAGAGCGGGTTTATGGGTTGCTGCGTTCTTGTCAGTCCCGGAGGGTGCAGACCCGCGCCTGTTCCCGCAGCACGGCATAATCGCCGAGCATCTCCACGATCGCCGAACCCTCGGATAACAGGGCCAGCTCCTCTGCCGCACGCGCCTGGAATTCCCTACTGTACTCGACGACCGGCGGGCACGCCCTTGGCCCGCTACCGTCAAAACCGACCGTCGCGCAGCCGCTCAGCCAGATCGTCGCGAGAACGTGGACGACGCGCGGCAGCCTCCAGCATTCGGCGTTGTACGTCATTGGCCTTCTCCGAGGTCTCTAGGCGTTCGGCGAGGCGTCCTGCTCGCTCCCCGGAGCGCCGAAGCGAAAGCAGGAACAGGAGCACGGCCAGCACTGTGGCGGCGTAGCGCAACGCCACCCGCACCCCCGGGCTGGCCGCGATCCCTGTGAGGAGCGCGGCGATCACCGCCGCCCCCTGCGCCAGTCATCGAGACGCGCGTAGTTCGTGACCGCGATCCCGCCGAGAGCCACCGCGATGAACACCCACCGCAGCGTGTCGAGGTACGGGACGAGCGGCAGGATGGCGGATTGGGTCTCAGCCAGCACGCTCTGCGCCACCTCGACGCCAGCCGCGCCCAGCGTCGCCGCGCCAGCCGCCCCGCCACCTTTCATCGTACGGCTGTCGGCCAGCACCTCGCGTGCAGGCGGCGTCTCGGCGGCAAACGCAGTCTCCCGGACCGGGAAGCGCTCGCCCCACTGACGCGGGGGGCCGAGGGCGACATGGATGAAGCCCGATCGCGGGTAGAAGCCGAACCCAAGGAACCCGACCTCGCGTGCCGCGGCCTCGAAGGCCACCGGGGCGTGGTTCGCCATGGAGAGGTCGAAGTCGGCGCCGCCATGTGCTTTGACCGGGTCGCGCCACCGACAGGGCGGTTGTGCTTGGGGCTACGATCGGCCGAGCGGACGATTAGCGGCATGGGCTGTTACGGGGTCGCACCTGACACAATCTTCGGTGAGATTAACCTTCCCCCAGCATCTCGAGAAACCCGCCATCTTCGCTGGGCCTTGGGTCCTCCTTGAGATCGAAGATCACGCCGCCGACCACCGCGCGCCATTCCGAGGTGATCCCCTCGCTCTCCACGGACCGCCGCACGGTGATGATGACCGGCGCCTTTGAGACCAGCCGCGCCTGCATGACGGCTTCAGAGCCACGAAGATAGCGGACGTGAGCCCACAGGGTAAATCGATCCTCCCAACCCTCGATGACGCCGCCCATGTCGGTCTCGACCATGACGTGCCCCTGGAACGTAACACGCCGATCGAACTGCCCCGCGTCCATGCTCACAGCCGGACCCTGCGATACGGCGCCAGCAGCGCCTCGACGGCGAACGGCAAGGCGGCACCCGCGCCCGTGACCTGCCGATACTCGTACCACTGCGTGACCAGCAGCAGCATGGCCTGGCGGATGGCGGCAGGCACATTGGCGGGGGCGCCATAGCCGGCGGTGAAGGTGATTGCGGCCGACCGACCGAGTCCCGTGATCGGCCGCAGCAGCGGGCGCTGATCCTGCAGGATGAGCTCGTGGGTCAGCTCGCCCCCTTCTTCATCACTGAACATCGCACTGTCGACCACGCTGTCCGGAAACGGCAGCCGGACCGACCGGGGGACGGCCGGCAGTTCCGCGCGCCAGGTCTGGGTGACGAGGCAGCGACCGAGGATCCCGGCCGGGCCGTCGAGCCAGGCGGTGGCCGCGTCGATATAGTGCTGGAGCAGCAGATCCTCGTCATCATGCTCAACGCGGGCCTGCGCCTTGACCTCGGCCAGCGTGATCGGCGTCGCGGCGGGCGGGACGACGAGGACCAGCCGCATCAGTCGGTTGCCTTGCCGTAGACGGCGGGGTCGACGCCCTGTCCGGTGAAGTCGGCCTCATCGGGACGCACTCGCTTGGGGTCGTTCCAGTCAATGGCGTTCTGCGCAGCGGTGATGCCCTCGCGCGGATTGGCGTCGACGCTCTCGTGGCTCACGTCGACGGCGTCGGTGATTGCGGGCTCGATGATCGCACCGGACGCTTGCTCCAGCCCCAACCCAGGTGCCGGATCGGCGACGCCGTGGGTGTCTTCCTCGCTTGCTGTCGCATCGGCTTTCAATGCGGCATCAGTCTTCTTCACAGCCATGATGGCCTCCATTCAGACAGGGGTGGAAGCCCGGCGTTCCTCGCCGGGCCGCTGGGTCAGGCTGCGGCCATCCTGAGGACCCGCAGCATCTCGGGATTGAGCAGGCCTCCGCCCACGCGCTTGGTGGTGTAGAAGTGGACGTAGGGTTTGTTGGTAAAGGGATCGCGCAGCACCCGCACACCGGTGCGGTCGACGATCAGGTAGCCACGGCGGAAGTCGCCGAAGGCCAGTGGCATGGCTCCGGGTGCGACGTCCGGCATGGCCGCCATCTCGGTCACGGGATAGGCCAGCACGTTCTGCGGCTGGCCTTCGGTGAACGAAGGCTGCCAGAGGTAGTTTCCCTGACCGTCCTTGAGCTTGCGGATGCTTGCGAGCGTGTTGCGGTTGGCGACCAGACGCGCGTTCTGTGCCGCCTGACCGGGCAGCGAGTAGACGAGGTCGATCAGCTCGTCGGCGGTGATCGCCGTTGCACTCGCGGCGGTCGTGGTCGGGATCGCCCCCCACGGGTGGGCAGTCGCCTTCGAGCCGCCCTCGGCATAGGTCAGGACCCCGGACGGCTTGTTGACGCCGTCACCGGCCACGAAGGCGATGCCCTCCTGGTAGGCGAACTCGGCCTCGATCTCGCTGGCGATCCACTGCTCGAGGTTGATCGCCGCATCGTCGAGCATCTGCTGGGTGGCGCCCGGGTTGGCGTAGATCTCGCCCGGGGTGTAATCGAGATGCCCGAACTGCGGCGTGCTGGTCTGCGGCCGGGGAGCCGTCTCGCCGACCCAGCCCGAGCCGAAGCCCTGGGCCGAGAAGAGCTTGCGGAAGCCTGCCCCCGAGATCGTCTGGACGGAGGCGATCTGGCGCATGGGCGAGACCTCGACCAGCTTGTCGGTGATTGTGCGGTCCCATTCGACCGGCGCCAGATAGCCACCCTCGGCGTCAGCGCCCTTGTTCAGTGCAGCGGATACCTCGCCCTTGCGGAAGTGAGCCCGGAAGGCGTCGGTGTAGGCGGAATCGACCGGGCCGGGTGCGCCAGCCGTGCCGCCGATGCGCAGGGCTGCGATCTGCGCGGCCTGCGTGTCCATGGCGGCTTGCAGCTCGCCCACGGCGGCGTTGATGCGGTCGACCTTCTCGGCCCGGACCACATCCTCCTGGCCCTTGCGGAGGTCGGCCAGCTGGGCGGCGTGCTCGGCCTTGAAGGCCTCGAAGGTCTTCTGCAGGTCGGCGAAGACCTGCTTCGGATCGCCGCCGGCGTCAGCGCGCAGGGCGACGATCCCGCGCGGGCGCGCGGGGGAAAGCATCATGCTCATGGGGAAAGTCCTTATGTGAGCGTTTCGATGAGGGACCGCGCCAGGGCGGCCCAGTCGTCGTCAGCGCGCGGCGTGACGTGTGCGGCAGCGTCCTGCGTGCCGCGGAGCTCGGCCAGGAGCGCGCGGCGTTCCGACCGGGGAATGTTCTGGCGGGCGAGCAGCGTGTCGATCCGGCGCAGGGCGCTCGGGGCTTCGGGCTGAACGCCCCCACCACGGGTCACATCGGCGGCCAGGAACCCGTCAGCGAGCCCGGCCTCGACGGCTTCCGCGCCCGTGAACCAGCGTTCGCTGTCCATCCACTCTGCTGCGATCTCGGGATCGACGTCCGCCTTGGCGGCGTAGACCTCCGCCATGGCTGCATCGAAGGGGATCATCGTCTCGGCGGCCGCGGCCATGTCGTGGCGGTTGCCTATGGCGACCACCCAGGCATTGTGGACCATCAGGAACCCGGCGCGGCCGATCTGGACCTCGTCACCGGCCATGGCGATCACCGAGGCAGCCGAGGCGGCAAGCCCGAGGATGCGGACCGTGACTTTGCGCGGGTCCGCGCGCAGCAGGTTGTAGATCGCCACGCCCTCGAAGAAGTCGCCGCCGGGGCTGTTGAGGTCGACGGTGATCTCGTCGGCGGTGATCGCGCGCAGCGCCGCAGCGACGCGCCGGGCCGTCACGCCCTCGCCGGTCAGGCCATCGGCGCCGATGACGTCGAGGATGCTGATCGTGCGGCTGCCGGTCACCGACTCCCGGCCGGGACCGGCGCGAAGTCCGGGGGTCCACTTCTCCAGCAGCGCCGGATCGGGGTCCCAGGCCTGCACCTTTGGCGGACGTGACAGGTTGATCGGGGGTGCGCTGCGCAGCGTCATGGGTCTCGTTCCTCTGTCTCCGGCGGCGGTCCGTCGCCCTCCTGCCCCGCCGTCGGCGGTGCCGTCATGTTCGGCGGCGGGTAGTAGACATCGCCGCCCGCACGCGGGTTCTCGTCCTCGAGGGTGCGGATCTCGTTGGGGCTCCAGACGCCCCATTGCAGCCCCTTCACATAGGCCTCCCAACGGGCCTTGATGTCGCCCTTGACCAGGGCCGCACGGTTGAAGCGGGCGTAAAGGTCGGGGCGCCCGTCCGGGATGAGATCGCGGGCGATGGTCTCCTCCCAGGTCGTCAGGTGATCCTCGAGCGTGTAGGCGACAAAGCCGATCGACTGCTGCTCGATGCCGGTGCCCCAGCTGGTCGACTTCTCGGTGTCGCCGATCATGTGCGGCGGCACCCCGAAGAACATGGCGATGTCGGCGCGGGTGAACTTCCGGCTCTCGATCCATTGCGCGTCCTCGGCGGTCATTGCCATGCGGGCGTAGTCCATGCCTTCCTCGAGGATCAGGTGCCGGCCTTCTTGCTCGCCGCCCGAGCGGAACTCGTCGAGGCCCGCCTTGAGGTTGGCCACCGCCTCGGGCCCGAGCCGGCCCGGGTGGCGCAGCACGCCAGAGACCCGGGCCCCATTGCGGAAAGTCGAGGCGCCGTGCTCCTCCATCGCCAGCGACAGCCCGATGGTCTCCCGGGCATGGGTGATGACCGAGACGCCGGCTACGCCATCGAGCGTCATGCCGACGAGATGGAACATCTCGGTCTGGCCGAGCCGTACCCGCACCCCGTCACGCCGGGTGTAGATATACTCGAGCGCCAGATCGTCCCTCTGCCGACATGCCACCCGGTCCGGCTGCAACGGGATCAGCTCCCGGACCTGTCCGCGCGAGCGGACGATCATCGCATAGGCATTGCCACGCAGCAGCAGATGCGTCTGCATCATGCGGCGGAACTGCGAGGGTGTCTGCCAGCGGTTGGGCCGGCGCCGCAGCAGGTGCCAGAGCGGATCGTTCGAGGCGTCCTCCCGGGTGCGGTCGTCGATGCGACGGCGCAGCTGCAGCGGCAGCGTCGCAACCGCGCCCGCGATGATGCGCACACAGGCGTGGACGGCGGCCACCGTGAGGGCGGTCTCGGGCGAGACGCTCACCCCGGCCGCCGTGGCAGCCACGCCGCGGAGGACCTGCTCCAGCTCGGACGAGGTATGGACCACCGTGCCGCCAATCGAGCCGAGAGACGCCTGCGGCTGCAGGTCCGGCTGCTGCAGATGCACGCCACCAGCGGGCGCCGCGCTGTCACGCGCGCCGAAGAGGCGGGACCAGAGGGACATGAAGGCCGTTCCTTGAAGATACTCGAACAGCAGCGTGGATCGGCCGCAAGGCAGCAGATACTCTCACACTCGGTCCAAAAGGTTTGGGGAACGCGAAGATGGCAGATCAGGAGCCGATAACCCGTGAAGGATTGAGCGCCCTTGCGGCGTTTCTCCCCAGTATCCGGGCACCCGATTTCTCGTCGGGTACATGGAAGGGCGGAGAGCAGCAGGCGGACGGTTCAATCCAGATGCCGTGGTTCGCTCAGAGCGACGCGATCAGTGACTTTGTGAAGGCTGCCTATGATCTTGATTGGGTCCGGAGCTTCGATTGGCCCGAATGGACTCAGACGGAGGAGGCCTTTCGTCTGCGGAACGATCCCGAGGCTCTTGCCGGGGCGACTGCCGATCAGCTTGCGAAACTGCTGACGGTCGTCATCAGGCAGGACAGGTTCGCGGAGGGCTCCCTGGCAGAAGCGTTCGACAACGGGCTTATCCTTTCCATTCTGGAGCGGGCGAAGGTTCTGAGCGACGCAGCTAACGAACGACGTCCGTAGCTATAGCAGCATCGGCCCGCGGGCCTGGTAGACCGAGCGTCCTGCGGACTCGTCGCGCAGCATGGCCCGGCCGAGGGCATTGCAGAGCGCCACGATGCCGTCGATGCGCTCGGACGAGCGCTCCTTGTCCGGCTTGATGTTGCCGGCCGGGTCATGGCGGACCGCGACGTTCGAGGCATTCCAGCGCAGCACCGGATGGCCCCCGTGCCAGAGGAGCCGCGAGACCGCGAGCCGCTCGAGCTCTGCCGTGGGCGCGGCCATGCTCAGGAACCCCTGACCGAACTGGACGAGGTTGATGCCCTCGTCCTCCAGATGCTGGACGATCTCGCCCGCGAAGGTGCGGTCATAGCTGAGCTCCCGCAGATCGAAGCGGCCTGCAAGCTCGAGGATCTCCGCCTCGATGAAGGCGAAGTCGGTGGCATTGCCCGGCGTGGCCACCAGGAACCCCTGGTCGCGCCAGACATCATAGGGCACCCGGTCACGGCGGGCGCGGCGCCTGATGTCCTCCTCCGGTACCCAGAAGCGCGACAGCACGATCCACTTCTCGGCCAGGCTCCCGAGCGCCGCATCCCGCGTCGGCGGAAACAGCAGAAGGAAGGCCGAGAGGTCGTTGACCCGAGCCAGATCCAGCCCGCCGTAGCATTCGCGCCCCGCGAGCAGTCGCTCCAGACGGGAGAGTTCCCGCGCAATATCCGCGCCGCCGGCCGTTGCCGACAGTCCACCCTCGGCCCAGACCTCCATGTCGAGCCACCGGGTGACCTGCTCGGTCCATTCGTTCAATCGCAGCCGGCGGATGGCATTCTGCTGGGCCGGCATCTCGCGCGCTTCGTCGATCTGGCGTTTGAGATCATCAGGCTTCACCGTCACGCCAAGGCTCGGATTGGCCTTGATCCAGACCTTCGGGTCGGTCCAGTCGTCGCCCGCATCGATCGTGGCGATGAAGGCAAACCAGGGGTCGGCGGTCTCCTGCGGCAGCGTCCCCTCCAGCGCTTTCACCGAGAACTCGTGATGCTGGCGGCAGACCGAGTGGCGGTCATGCCCGGCGGTGGTGATCTCGACGATCAGCGGCTGGCGGCGCGCGCCCGTCGCGGTGTTGAGCTTCTGGATGATCTCGGGACCCGGATGCTCGTGCACCTCGTCCACGGCCGCGAAGTGCACGTTCAGCCCGTCCATCTTGCTGGCGTCGGCCGAGAGCGGCCGGAACCACGAGGCGGTGGGCAGGACCGCGAGGTTGTTGACCGTTCGGGTGACCCGGGTCGAAAGCGCCGGGCTTGCCGCCACCATGCGCTCGGCCTCGCCGAAGACGATGCGCGCCTGGTCGCGCGTGGTCGCGGCGGCATAGACATGGGCGCCGGCCTCGCCGTCAGCGACCAGCGCATAGAGCGCGATCCCGGCCAGCAGGGCCGACTTGCCGTTCTTGCGGGCGACCTCGACATAAGCCGTTCGGAACCGCCGCAGCCCATCCGCCCGCTGCCAGCCGAAGACGGAGCCCACCACGAACTGCTGCCAAGGCTGCAGATCGAAGGGCTGCCCCGCCCATTCGCCCGTCGAGTGCCGCAGGTGGCTGAAGAACTCGATCGCGTGCAGCGCCGCCGCGCGGTCCCAGACAAGACCGCGGGATGGGCCGGTCTTCAGATCGTCCAGGTGGCGCTGGCAGGCCAGGCGCGTCAGGTGACCCGCCACAACCTTGCCGGATACGACCCGACGGGCCCACGCCGTCACCGGACAGGCCGGGGCTTGCTTCCGGTCGCCAGATTTACGCTGTGCTGCCACGGTTCAGAAACTCCTCGAACGGATCGCGGGTCTCGGCCGGCGCCGCCATGCGGATGCGGGAGCGGCTGGAGGGCGTCAGCCCGAACTCGCTCTCGATCTGGCCCATCTGCGCCAGGCACTTGTTCGCCACCGCGAGAAACGGGTTCTGGATGATGTTGCCGCCGGCGGTCTTCACCACCGGGCCGCGGCGCTTGACCTCGGCCTCTGCCTCGAGCCAGCGCCGCCAGATCACCGCGTAGCGGGCGAGCGCCCCCGCATCGAGCTCGGTCATCACCCCGTGCCGGGCCAGCAGCTCGGCCAGTTCGGTGAACTTTGCGGCGGCCGCATCGTCGAGGTGATCGGGAGCCGGCGGCACCGCCACGACCGGCTGCGGCTCGGCGGGGTTCATCCGGTGCGGCCGGGCCGTGCCTTTCACCAGCTTCAGCTGCGTCGGGAGCGGTTTGCGGCCAGCCATGATCCTGATGTCCCTCTTTCCGCATTGCGAGTGGCAGCTGGACACGCCATCTCGTAGGCATGTGCAATCTCTACAGCCAGACTCGTGCCCAAGAGGCGATGCGGCAGCTATTTGCCGCCGTGGACAAGCTCGGCAACCTTCCTGCCCAGCCGGAGATTTACCCCGACCAAATGGCGCCGATCGTTCGGATCGGCCTGGACGGCGAGCGCGAATTGGTCAAGGCCCGATGGGGACTGCCATCACCGCCCTCGGTCCTGAAGACCGCCCGCGACCCTGGGGTCACCAATGTCCGCAACACCGGCTCGCCTCACTGGCGCCGTTGGCTCGGGCCGCCACACCGCTGCCTCGTTCCACTCACCGCCTTCGCGGAGCCGATGGGCAAGGGCCAGGGTAACCAGTGGTTCGCGCCAGCGGACGGACGGTCTGTCGCATTCGCCGGCATCCATGTCCCGGGTTGGACCTCGGTTCGCAAGGTCAAGGATGGTCCGACCACGGACGACCTTTTCGCGTTCCTCACCACCGCCCCGAATGCTGAGGTCGCAGCGGTCCACCCCAAGGCGATGCCGGTGATCCTGACCGAGCCTGCCGAGTGGTTGACGTGGATGTCCGCGCCCTGGAGCGAGGCACGTTTACTGCAGAGGCCCTTGGCGGACGGTGCGCTGGAACTTGTCGACGGTGCCGCCTGATACCTCGTGGTGATGAGGACCGAATGCTGCGTTTGATCGTGCGGTTGCAAACGGTGCCAAGGTGATCGAGGCCATGACGGAAAAGGGCGATGGAGATCGTCGCGGCAGCGTTCGCGCCCCCGATTGAACACAGTGGTACCTGTTGCGGCAGATCAGTGCGGACTGAGCGTTGGGAAGGACAGCGACCTAATGCCTCTCCATTCGTTCAGACAACCGCCGCAAGGTGAACGATCGAGCGAGGCTCACCGCCGTGAACACCGCGCCGATCCTCATGTTCTGCGCCAGAGTCGGATTCCAGCCGAACTGCGGGAAGATCAGGATCTGCGTGACGACGGCCACGCCATAGCCGACGATCACGTTGGCCAGCGACTCGACCAGCGACATGGTGCGTGACTGACTCATGCGGCGAACCCCTCGTTCTGATCTATCGCGCCGAGGCGCTCGACCGTCACCTCGGCGAAGGTCCGGCCGTCGCCATCGAGGATCGCGTCCCTGCGGGTCTCCGCCTGCCAGCGCTCGACGGCGACATCGACGTAGGCCGGGCTGATCTCCATCGCGAAGACGCGGCGGCCGTTGGCCTCGCCCGCCATGATCTGCGATCCCGAGCCCGAGAACGGCTCGTAGCAGAGCCCGCCGCGCGCCACGTGCTGGCGCATCGGGATGCCGAAGGCGTCGAGCGGTTTCGGCGTCGGGTGATCGGGCCGGTCGTCCCTGGCGAAGCTGGGCATCTCCCAGGTCGAGGGCAGCGTCTCGTCCGCCACCTTCGGCGGGCGGTTCGGGCGGCGCCAGCCCATGAAGCAAGGCTCGTGTTTCCAGAGGTAGTGGGACCGGGTCAGAACACCGCGGTCCTTCACCCAGATGATCTGCTGATGGACGAAGGCGCCGGCCTTTTCCCAGCAGGCTTCCAGCATCGCCTGGCGGCGCGAGGCGTGCCAGCAGTACCAGGCAGCATCTTCGGTGATCGCCTCGGCCACGGCCGCCGCGATGAAGCCGTCGTAAAGCTCGGCCCCCTGAGAACTGTCATCCCAGGTCGTGCCATAGGACGCCGACCAGTCCTTGTTGCGGGTCGGATGGTTCGAGCCGTCGTAATCGACCAGATAGGGCGGGTCGGTCGCGAACAGGATCGCCCGCTCGCCGTTCATCAGGCGGCGCACATCGTCGTGGCTGGTCGAGTCCCCGCAGAGCAGCCGATGGTCGCCGAGGATCCAGAGATCGCCGGTGCGCGAGACCGGGTTGCGCGGCGGCTCGGGAATGACAACAGGCGCGGTCGAGCCATTGTCGTCTTCCTCGGCGCCCGTCAGCAGCCGGTCCAGCTCACCATCCTCGAAGCCCAGGATACCGAGATCAAAACCCGCGTCCTTCAGATCTGTGAGCTCCAGCGACAGCAGGCTTTCGTCCCAACCGGCGTTGAGCGCGATGCGGTTGTCCGCCAGCACCAGTGCCCGGCGCTGGCTGTCGCTGAGCCCGGTCAGGGTGATCGTCGGCACGGTATCCATGCCGAGCAGCCGGGCGGCCAGAACGCGCCCGTGGCCTGCGATCAGCGTGCCGTCCTCGGCAATGAGGACCGGGTTCACGAAGCCGAACTCGCGGATCGAGCCGGCAATCTCGGCCACCTGCGCTTCGCTGTGGGTGCGGGCATTCCGCGCATACGGCACCAGGCTGTCGAGGGGCCGATAGGCGACGGCGAGTTCACGATCGAGCATGGAATAGTTCCTTCGGATCGGGGGTTACCCCCCCCTCGCCATTTTGGCCACGGATGCAGAAAGCTTGGCGCGCGGTCCTGACGTCGAACCGCCCAGAGATCTGACCTCCCCCCGGGTCAGTCGGAGGACTCGCGCCCGGTCCGCCGATTGCCGAAGCCGCCATCCTCGGCAGCGGTCTTGCGGCTGTGACAGGACGCACAGAGCGCCTGCCATCCGTCCTGGTCCCAGAACCGCGCGGTGTCGCCCCGATGCGGGATGATGTGATCGACGGTGTTGGCCGGGGTCACGCGCCCTTGGCGCTGGCACTCGGCGCAGAGCGGGTGGCGGGCCAGAAACAGCCGCCGTTCCGCGAGCCACCGGGCCGAGCGATAGAGCGCGCGGATGACCGGATCACGCTTGCGGTCGGTCTCGCGGTCACGTTCGCGCTTGTCGCGCCGCCCCACCGGGCGATGGATGGGCGGGCGCAACGGCATGAATGCCTCACGAGACGGATGAAGCGGGGTGGAAAAGACCGGGGGCGCTCTCGGCGCTCGTCTCCCGATCATATGCTCCGCATAGCACGGATCTGTTGCAGGTGTCGAACACGAATGTGTTGCAACACTTTGGACTCACTCGGCATTCAACCGCGCCGCGATGACGGTCAAGGCCAGTTGCCAGCGCCGCCAGGCGGTGGTGCGGTCGCAGCCCATCTCGCCCGCGATCACCTTCCACGGCACCTTGGCCGCCCGCGACCAGACCAGCTTGCGCTCGGGCTCCTCGATCCAGAGGACCCAATCGAAGGTCCGCTCCAGCCGGGTGATGGCCGCCGCCGACGGCCAGACGCGCATCGGCTCGGGCTCCATCGCGGCGATCTCGCGCTTCGTCCGCAGCACCTGCGGCCAGGCTCCGAAGTAGCGCTGCGCCTTGACCGGCGGCAGCTTGCGCAGGGTCCGGAACGCCTCCTCGAAGTGGTCAGCCACATCGTCCGCGGTCCATTCGCGATCAGCCATGGCTGCGCCCTCCCTCGCCGGCGCGGGGCCCATAGAGCTTGCGCCCCAGCTGCGCGACCATCTCGCGCTCGGGCCAGGTCAACCGCGGATCGTCGACCGAGACCGCCAGCAGCCCCAGCTCATGCCAGCCGTCCCGCCGGACCTGATCGGGGTCGCGGCGGGTGCCACCGTAACCGCGGGGCGAGAAGCGCATCATCGTCATCGTCTTGCAGGCCATTGTCATCTCCTGTCATTCTGGCCGTCGTGATCGGGTGAGGCAGAGACGAGGGGTGACGTGGAGGACCGCGGGCCCGGACGTCACGGATGGGGGGTCCGGCCCTGAGGCCGGCCCTCCCATACGTAGTATGGGGAGGTTCATTGTTCGACTTGTTATGCGAGTCAGAGATTTGATATTGCTTGCTTTTCTGCCTCCGAAGAAGTCGGACAAGGAAGTCAGACATGTCTGACTTCGACTTCCGTAAGTCATTGAAAAGCAAGCCATCAGTCAGACAATTCCGGAAGTCTGACATTTTCGACTTATGTCGGACACGCGATTTGTCAGACATCCACGACCTCCGGCCAGACCCAGACGGAGGGGTTCTCGACCTCGAGCGCGGCCCCCGAGGACGCGCAGCGGTAGTGGCTCGGAAGGACTGCGAGCCCCTGGCCCGTGATTTCCCCGGTCTCGGGATCGACCTGTTCCCCGCGGCCGAAGCGCATGCCTTCGACGCACATGTAGCCGAAGCGGGACCGGACCAGCGGCAGGCCGTAGAGTGCGCCGTTGCGCTGGTACTTGATGAAGCCCTTGGTCGCGAGGACGTTGAGCCGGTCCTGGATGGTGTGCTGGCTGCCGAGGCCGGCGCGGTTCTCGAAGTTCGAGGCGAACTGGGTGGAGGTATAGAGCCGGCCTTCCGCAGCCTCTTCGTAGAGCAGGTCGAGGATCACCTCGGCCTTGCGATCGCGCTCGGCGTCGAGACGGGCCCCCACCTCCTGCCGCACGAGACGCTCGTGGCGGGCGTTCAGTTCGACCCAGGCGCCACCGATCTTGTCGACCAGCTTCGGCTCGAGCGCCGGTCCGTTGCGAAGTTCGATCTCGAGGCGGCGGGCGGTGCTGTCGTCGTCCGGGCGGTGCAGGATCAGGCCGCTGGTGTAATAACCCCGCAGCGCGCTGGCGCCGGAGAGAGCCAGGAACGGGTCATCCTTCACCTGCTGCTTCGAGAGCTTCTTCGTGTGGTGGACGAGGACGACGCCGGCATCGGGATTGACCGCCGCCTGCAGCGCTTCGACCCGCTCCTTGAGGAAGAACATCATCGCGCTGTTGTCGTTCTCGCCGCCGCTGTCGGGACCGCCGTCGAAGACGTTGCGGATCGGATCGACGCAGAGAATGTCGGGCGGGCTGTCGCGGAAAGCGCTCCGGATCGCCTCCACCACGCGGGTCAAGCCACCGTGGTCGAGCAGCAGCTTCAGCCGCGGGGTGGCGACGAAGCCGTCGCGCGCGGCAACAAGGACTTCGGACGGCAGGCCGATCTGGTGGAGGCGCTCGCGCAGATAGTGATACTGCAGCTCGGCCTGCAGGTAGAACACCCGCAGCGGCCGCGGCGGCGTGAAGCCGAGGAACGGCACGCCGGCGGCCATGTGGACGAGCCAGGCGATCAGGAAGTCGCTCTTGCCGACCTTGGGCGCGCCGCCGAGGACGAGCAGCCCGCCCGGGGTGAGCACGCGCGGGGCGATGATGTCGTCGGGCAGCGCGCTGCGGTCATCGAGCAGCTGGCCGAGGCTGAAGCAGGCGAGCGGGGCTGTATGCGACTCCTGCCGCGACGGCTGCGCAGGTCCGTTGCGTTCGAGATGACGCTGCCACAGCCGGCGGGTCTCGGCCTTGAGCCGATCCTCGGACCAACTAGGCCGCAACATGGCCGCGTTGTAGCCGCAGATCGCCTCCCAGGCCTCGTCGAGGCTGAGCCGGCCATCATGCGCCTGACGGAGGTAGTGCCCGATCGCGGCGCTGGCACCCTGAAACCGGGTCCAGTCATCCTGCGCCCCCTCCCGCACCGGCGTGGTCAGGACGTCATCGACTGCGGGTTTGCTACCGGCGTTGAAGTCGAACCACGCTGAGCCTGAGGTTTCCGGGGTGAGCGCAGGCATCGCAGCGACGAGGGCCGCGAACTCAGCCAGATCGACCTCGATGGGCTGCTGGTCGACGATCCGGACCTGCGCCGTCCGTCCATATTTACCATGGATCGTCCCGGGCACCCGGATCGGCTGGTGAGCGGAGCCGAAGCTGTCGTCACCGCCGACCTTCAGCGCCATCGTCGCCCGCAGCTGGCAGAGCCGGGCCAGGTCCTCGCCCTCGGCCGGTTCGGTCAGCTTCCACCACAGATGCAGCTTGGGCTGTCCGGCCTCGGTCATCCCGCCGCTCTCGATGGTCAGCGTCGCCGGGCCGAGGTTGCGGATCAGGTGGTCCCGCTTGGCGGCGATGTCGCCATCGTCGAGATCGACGACCAGCGCCTGCATCTGCCGGACATGCTCGGCGCGACCTTCGCCGCTGTTTCCGACCGTGCCGGGGATCACATAGATCGCACGGCCGACGGAAGCGGCGGCTCGCGCGGCTGTGGCGATGATCTCGGGCGCGCTCGCGTCTGCCGGGATCCAGCGCAGGTCGTTCGACGCCCCCGGCGTCACGCCCTTCTCGGGCAGACCGCGCAGCGGGATCAGGCCGTCGCACCAGGAGAAGACCACGTCGACAAACAGCGCGATCTGGTCGCGATCGATGCCGGGCGCACTCATTGCAGCCGCCCTTCGCCCGGCGCCAGATCGGCGGGCTGGACATAAACCGCAAACAGCGGCTCACCGTCGCCGTGCAGGCCCGCTGACTCGAAGAAGTAGTACCGATCCGGGATGACCAGTTCGGTCAGTTCCCAACGCCGGTAATATCCCGGCAGGCGTTTCAGAAGATCGGGCGGCGGAACGGGCGGCAGCGTCATCGATCAGGCTCGTGAACAGGGGCTTCACCTGGTCAAAAGCCACCCCCGCACGCCGATCGGGACATTGAGGAGGGGAATAATCTGTGATATCTATTGCAGCGTGTGATATCGATGGAGGCGGCCGTGGCCCAGATCGTCGTGCGACAGATCCCGGACGAGGTGCATCGCGCCCTGAAGGCGCAGGCGGCCGCCCATGGCCGGAGCGCCGAGGCCGAGCTGCGCGAGATCATCGCTCGCGCGGTTCTGCGCGAGGGCCGGCCACGTGCAGGCGATCTGATGCGCCGCATCTGGTCAGGCGCCGCGATGGACGGGTTCTCAGTCGAGCGCGACCGCACCCCCGTGGAGCCGGCCTGCTTCGAATGATCATCCTCGATACGAACGTCGTCTCGGAGACGATGAAGCCGGTCCCCGAGCCGCGGGTGATCGACTGGCTCAACCGCCAGGAGCTGAGCACCCTGCACCTGACCACCGTCAGCCTGGCCGAACTGCGGTTCGGCATGGCGCGGCTCGAGCCCGGCCGCCGCCGGGATGATTTTGAGCTTCGGCTCGAGCGGATGCTGACGGAGGTCTTTCCCGGCAGGGTTCTGGGGTTCGACGCAGCCGCGGCGAATGCCTTTGGCGCGCTGGTCGCGCTGGCGGAGCGGCACGGGCGGACGGTGAGCTTCCCGGACGGCGCGATCGCCGCCATCGCTGCGGCGAACGGCTATCCCGTCGCCACCCGCGATGTCGCGCCGTTCATCGCCATGGGCGTGGACGTCGTCGATCCATGGGACCCGATCCCTCCTGGCCCATGATGCTGTCGCAGCACCGCGACCGCGCGCTGATACCGTTTTCGGGCCGCGGGTTCCGACAGGCCAAACGTCATACCCATTTCGATCTGGCTTGCACCGTCCAGGGCCACGCCGAGAACCAGGTCCGCGTCCCGGCCGATGACAGCAGTGAGGTCGCGCCGCAGCTCCGCGCGCAGACGCAGTTGCTCCGCCCATGAGGGTGGCGCCTCCAGCCAGTCCGGGTCCAGCGACGGGCAGGATTGTTGTCGGGCAGTTTCTCGTCGGGCGGCACGCAGCAGGTCGCGCTCGACGTTCCGCAGCACGGTCGCTGCGATCCGGTTCACCCGGCTGAGGTCAAGCGTTCGGACTTGCTCGGTCGTTCGCGCCAGCAACTCCGAAGCGACCTCATCGCGGCTGCCGACACCTCGTCGCAGGCAACGGCCGCGGATCGCATCGAGGCCGGGCCAGAGGGCCAGCAGGAGCACGCGCAGGGCCAGGTCAGCGATGCGGTCGGCTCCCTGAGACGCACGCACGAGGGCGGCAAGAATGGCGTTGCGCGCACCGTGATCGAGATGCCCATGGTGCAGGGCGCCGAGCAATGCCGCGGTATCGGCGTAGGGCTGCAGGACCGGCTCGGCCGTGCGAATCGCACGGTAGTCGCGTTGGGACTGCAGGGTGGTGGAGGAACGGATGAGATCGTCACGGATCCCGGACCAGGAATAACACACTGGACGCCAGCCTTCCGGCCGGGCGTCCAGCGCCTCTCTCGGGCCTCAGGGCGTCGTGCGCCTCTGATGATCGGTGAGTGGGTGGGCGGCGCGTTAGCGCGCGGGCGCAGTCGCCTGGTTCAGCGTGCCGCAACCACGGCAGGTCGCCGTGGCAGGGAAGCCCACCAGGTATTCGTGGCCGCGCGCGAAGCTCAGATGCATCAGGCCGTCACGGCGCACGCCCAGCAGCTTGCCGCAGCAGTTGCAGCGCCAGTCGTTCGCAGTGCCCGCCATGCGGGTGGCGCGGCCAGCAGTCACGTTGCGGGCCGGGCGGAAGGAAGTGGGGGTCGGCATTTGGAATGCTCCGTCGATGATGGAGCATCTCAAATGAAGCAGCGAATCGGAGTTAGTCAGACCCCCTGAACGGAGTTGGAGCGGAGTTGGAGCTCAGACGGCGATCTCCCACAGTCCGCGCTTCGGGGAGCGCAGGAAGCCGTCCTTCAGTTTATTCCAAAGAATTTGACCAAAAATGTTGCCAAGCGACTGATCGCCAAAGCCAGCCGTCAAGTCCTCCGACTTCATGGGACTCGGATGTGCCTGAACCAGTCGATCGATAACAACCACTCGCTGGGCGCCCACGATCTCGATGGTGCCCTTGCCGGGGACGCTCAACACACCCACGCTATCGCCCGACTTCTGGAACTCGACCGCCGCGCCGCCATGAGCAAGCGACCGGTTCCGACGAAACGCCGTTGTCAGGCTCATCATGTCGACAGCAAACTCGGCCGCCTCCGGAAGAATGTGATCGGTGAGCCTGGCGAGCACGTTCGCCGCGAGAGCTGTGCCCTTCAGGTCGCCAGCCTGTAGGACAAGGCCGATCCCCTGCTTGTCCCGCGCTCGAAGCTCAGTGTCGATGGCGGCGCGGATACGTTCATCTTCGAGCCTGCGCGCGAGATACAGCGGCACCGCCCGGCCATCGATTTCGAGTGCGCCGAGTGCGACCAGATCCGGCCTGATGTCCTCCATCGCTGTGATGTCCAGCGCCTTGCCGAGCTGGTGGCGCAGGTGGGCCGCGACCCAACCGTCGCGCACCCGATAGACACGGTAGCGATCTGGCATCGCAGCTGCGGAGGACTGGCCATCGCTCGAGCGCAGTTCGGGTCCCTCAGGGTAGGCCACGACGGCGGCCACATGCTCCGCGAAATCGTCCTCGTCGTCGACCAGTTCGTCACCCTCCCAACCTGCGGGAACCAGAAACCCGAGATCCAGCAAGGTCTTCACCTCTATCCCGCGTTCGTAAAGCCAGGCACCGCCGATCCGGTCAGACCCAAGATTCCACAACGCCAGCAATGCAGGCAGCACCGCCATGCTCTCTCGGGGCGTCGGTGCCCGGCCATCACGCAATATGCCCCAATACCGGAGCAGGCGGTGACCGAGGACACGCTCGAATGGATCGTCCAGGCTGTGCAGGCTCGTGGTGTTTCGGTCCGTGACGGTGAAGTCGAGCGTGCGCTCAGCTTCCATGCCCAGCCGCCGATACTGAACAGCAATTTCCACAAACCGGATCGCGAGGGCATTGCGGAATATCCGATCGAGCCCCGGCTGATCGCTGATCAACTGTCCGATGTCTTCATCCAGCGGCGTCGAGACCGACAGCCTGCTGGCGAGGTTGCCGATACTGATGTCTGCGCGGATGACTTGGGCGCGCAGGATGCTCACGTCCTCGAAGTCGGGGATCTCCAGATCGAACCCGCCAAAGAACCGCCCGATGTCATAGGCCTGAAAATCGACGGGTTGTTGCGACGGCTCCTGCTCGAGCACCGTTCTGATGAAGCTCTCGGCCGCGTCATGGCGCAGCTTTCGGGTCCCGGCCCGGACATGTACCCGCCCGGTGCTCGGGGTGTGCACAATCATGATTTCACCGGGCGGGCGGAAGTACATTGTCGTGCGCTGCCCGTCGTCGTGAAGTTCCCGCACGCTCGTGGGAGCTTCGGGGTGAACCACCAGGTACATGACCTGCGCGGGGTCATCACCGTCCTGGGGAATGGCGAACCGGTCGACCTCATAGCCGTCGCCCCGGTCAAGCCTCGCGCGCAGATCTTCGAGCAATGTCCGCAGCGCGGAGGGTTCAACATCAGTCCCACCGTCCTCCGCAGGCTCGACCATGAATGTCTGATAGTGACGGTCATAGCGGCGATAGAGCCGCAGATGCAGGGTGTTCTCGGCCGCCTCGAACAGCATCGGCTGCTTGAGATAAGCCCACAAGCTACGCGCCAGCGCGTCGCGCTGCCCCTCGAACTCGCGCTTCTGCTCTGTCGCCAGTTTGGAGCGAACCAGTCCGTCGAGGGCGAACTGGCCGCGATCTGACGACATGGTGACGATGCGGGCCGCCTCGGTTTCGAGCGGCGACAGCTTCTCCTTGCGCTGCTCGCGCAGCATGGCCGCGGCCGGCACGTTCCCGTCCGCTTCATCCGGATCGAAGGAGTAATCGACCAGCCAGGTCAGTTTGTCGAAAACCCGCATTCGCAGGAACGTGGCGATCATCGACGCCTCAGCATCGCCGAACAGGCGGAAGAGGGCGGGGCAGGACTTGGCAGGCGCTCGAACCATGCAGATCTCCATGATCAGAGTTTTCCAAGGCTAACCCGAGACGCAAAAAGCGCAAAATAATCTTGTGCCCCGTGTCCCGATCCGCCGGCACGGGTGGCTTTTCATCTTCGAGAAGCCTGTGAGCCCGAGATGAAGCGCCCCAATCCCCTGTCACCCTCCCTCATGACACCCGGCGAACGCCGCGCCGAGCTGTGTGGTCTGCTGGCGCACGGGCTGGTTCGGTTGAAGATGCGGGATCGGCGGGAAGTATCTGACGATACTGGAGAAGGTTGCCTACACTATCCGCCCGACCAATGCCGTCATGCAACTCCAACTCACCGGAGAAATGCATGAACAAGCCCGATCCCATCCCCGCGCGCCTCGCCGCGCTCAAGACCACGCCGACGCCCGACCTGAAGAAACAGTGGCGCGACCTGTTCGACAGCGAGCCGCCACCGTTCAACCGCCGCTACCTCGAGTCCCGCCTGGCATACCGCATCCAGGAACTCGCCTATGGCGGGCTGAAGCCCGAAACGACACGGCGTCTGGAACGGCTGGGCGAGGAGCTGGACGGCGGCGACCGATCCAAGCGCGGCATCCGCGCCGATCGCGACCGCCCCATCACAGGCACGCGCCTTCTGCGCGAATGGCAGGGCGTCGAACAGATCGTCACCGTCACCGCCGACGGCTTCGAGTGGCAGGGGCGGCCCTACAGGTCGCTCTCCGCCATTGCCCGCGCCATCACCGGCACGCGCTGGAATGGCTGGGTCTTCTTCGGTCTCAAGAACCACAGGGGGCGGACATGACGAAGCTGCCCGAAAAATTGAAGGTCGTCCGCAAGCTGCGGTGCGCCATCTACACTCGAAAATCCTCCGAGGAAGGGCTGGAGCAGGAATTCAACAGCCTCCACGCCCAGCGGGAGGCCTGCGAGGCCTACATCGCCAGCCAGCGTTCCGAGGGCTGGGTGCTTGTCCGCGATCAGTATGACGACGGCGGCATCTCCGGCGGCACGCTGGAACGCCCGGCTCTCAAGCGCCTGATGACCGACATCGAAGACGGGCTGATCGACGTGGTGGTGGTCTACAAGATCGACCGCCTCAGCCGCTCGCTCGCCGACTTCGCCAAGCTGGTCGAGGTGTTCGACCGGAACGGCGTGACCTTCGTCTCGGTGACCCAGTCCTTCAACACGACCACGTCGATGGGGCGGCTGACCCTAAACATCCTGCTGTCCTTCGCCCAGTTCGAGCGGGAGGTCACCGCCGAGCGCATCCGCGATAAGGTCGCCGCCAGCCGCAAGAAGGGCATGTGGATGGGCGGTGTGCCGCCCTACGGCTATCGGGTGGAGAACCGCAAGCTGGTGGTGGACGAAGACAGCGCCGCGCATGTGCGCTGGATCTTCGCCCGCTTCCTCGAGATCGGGTCCGGCACCGAACTGGCGCGAGAGGTCGGCACGCGCAACATCCGCACCCCGCGCGGGAATAGGATCGACAAGAAGTACATCTATCGGATGCTCAGCAACCGCGCCTACATCGGCGAGGCGGTCCACAAGGGGGAGAGCTATCCCGGCGAGCATGACGCCATCATCGACCGTGAAACATGGGACAAGGTTCACACCATCCTGCAGGAAAGCCCGCGCAAGCGCGCCGCGCGCACCCGCGCCGACACGCCCGCGCTGCTGAAGGGGCTGCTGTTTGGGCCCGATGGCGCAGCCTTCTCGCCGACCCACACCCGCAAGGGCGACAGGCTCTACCGTTATTATGTCAGCCAGACCGTGCTGAAGCACGGCGCCGGGGCGTGCCCGGTCGGCCGCGTGCCAGCAGGGGATATGGAGGCCGCCGTCATTGACCAGCTGCGCGCCGTGTTCCGCCAGCCTGAGATCGTGGCCGGGACGTGGAAGGCGGCGAGCGCCCACGCCAGCGACATCACCGAAACCGACGCCCGCGCGGCCCTGCAGCAGATCGACCCGCTGTGGGACGAACTTTTCCCCGCCGAGCAGGCGCGCATCGTGGCGCTGCTGGTTGAACGGGTCGACATCAGTACGGACGGCCTGAACGTCCGGCTCCGCGTCGACGGGCTCGGTAGCCTCGCGCGTGAGATGCTAGCTGGCGGCATAGAGGCGGCCGCATGACCCGCAGTACGCCGATCCCCGAGACCGTTACTCTCCACGTGCCGTTCCGCGTCGTGAGGCGCGGCGGCCGGAAGGAGATGCACTTGCCGGACGGCACCACGCCGTCGCGCCGGGCAGACAGCGCGCTGGTCAAGGCGCTGGCCCGCGCGTTCCGGTGGAAAAGGATGCTCGATTCTGGGGAGTTCGCCACCATCGCCGAACTGGCCGAGCGAGAGGGCATCGCGCCCTCATACATGACCCGCGTCCTGCGCCTGACCCTGCTCGCCCCGGACATCGTCGAGGCGATTCTGGACGGGAAGCAGGGGCCTAAGGTGACGCTCGCGCAGGTGCTGGAGCCGTTCCCGTTGGGCTGGATTGATCAGTTTCCGTTCAAGCCGTGCGCTCGGGCCCCAAGTTTGTCCTTCCACAAACCTTCACGGGCAAGGATGTCGTCCCGAGCCATGTCGGGTGAGGCCACCTCGAGGATCGACACGGTGTAATCTCGATGGCCGCGCTGCCGCAGCAGTACGTTGCCCCCATGCCCATTTGCCACGTAGGCCATCCACCGCCCGAGAAGTCCATCCTGACCCGTAGCAGACCCTACATACTGATCACCCCCTTCGGAAACGAGTAGATAAACTCCTCGGACGGAGGATAATGCAGCCCGCCACGCTTGCGGCAGCGCGGGCACTTCACTGATCAGGCTCCTGAACTTGGAGAATCCGGGGAACGGCGGCTCCCTGCGATCAAGTCTTAGTTCGAGGATCTCTTTGTGCCGTCGCGCAGCCCATTGTGACCAAGCGCGCGCGCCAGCCGGCGGGCCCCAACGAACAAGGATGCGTTCCGTGTACGCAGTGCCAGCGGCAAGCCATTCGAGATCAAATGCGTCAACGTCCCTTCGGTCACGCTCGCCCTCGATGATCTCGAGATCCTGGATGGCGGGTAGGCGGCCTCCATTCCAGTCCCATCGATCGTTGATCCGTGTAATCCCGACGAACAAGCCGGTTGCATCTCCGTCGGCTAGCATCGACCCTGGAACGAAATGGCACGCAAGCTGCGCCTCCGCGTAGGGCGATGGATTGCGACGCTGAAAGCTGGCGAAGCATCCAAACTTCTGAGAGCCGCCGGTCCGCCAAGCCATCAAGCCGCGACTGTCATGCCGAAGGAGGCGCGTATGTACGACGTCCAATTGGAGCTTTATCAGGAACTCATGGAAATAGAACACTTTTCCTCCTGCCGTCACTGAGATCGTGCTCAGCGAAGCGGCAGTAGTCAATGCTTCTTGGCAGCGACAGCCGATATCGACGTGGTGAACCTCCAGGTGCAGCAGGTTCCAAAGGCTGCGCGGACGGGTGGCGTGCTGAATGTCATCGAAGCGCTGGCGCTGAACACACTGCTCCGTCAGAGTCCGGATCACACTCTCGGCCGTCGTGACCCACGGACCGTTCCGCGCATACTACGCGGCCCGCCGCGCCGCGGTGGTCGCTCCTGCCGGGATCGCCACGTTCAGCGCATCGACCCTCCTCATCGCCTGCCAACGCCGCCCGCCACCCGCGGGATCGATGCCGCGAGCGCGCACGAAGCGAAGATGGCGATGGAGGACGGACCGCACGGGCCGCAGAATCGCCTGAAACCAACCCACAAGCTATTAGGAATGCTTGGGAATCAATCCAGCGCGACAGCGCTAGATCCCACCGAAAGACCCCGACTGAACGGCAGGCTGCCACTTGAACACGGATTCACACTCAAGTAGCGTCCGAAAAAACGCGAAAGGCCTGTTGATGTCGCGCTCACGGATCATTGTTGAAACTTCCGATCAGAAGAAGACCGCCGTCTTGGAGGCTGCATCGCTGCAGGGAGCGACACTTGCTGAGTGGTTTGAAGAGCAACTGCGGACAACGATTCCAAGCGTTAATCACGCATCCGATGCCACACAGCACGCACTCGTGCGGCCTGACGAACTGAACGACGTCGAAGCAGTCATGTCGAGCCTGTCTTCACAAGACTGGGCATTCACTGACGACGATACTCGTTACCTCACACATGATCTGCATCCATATCCTGCGAAGTTTATTCCACAAATCCCGGCACACCTCATCGCACGGCTCTCAATGCCGGGGGATAGAGTGTTTGATCCTTTCGGTGGAAGTGCCACCACTGCAGTTGAAGCCGTACGCCTAGGACGGAGAGCAACTTCAATCGACGCGAACCCCCTCTCCGCGCTTATAGGACGGGTGAAGACTGGCTACATGACGCCATCCATCCGCGCAGATCTTGAGCAACTAGCTGCTGCGGTAGAAAGCCGGTTGGTGGGCCCTGACGGCGAGGTTGAGGCTCAATGGCCATCCGTGCTGGAACGGCATGGCAAATACTGCCCCGAAATCCCCAACATAGAAAAATGGTTCGATGTAGAAGCACAGGCAGCTCTCTGCCTCCTCAGACATTTGATTGATACGACGACAAGGGATCTGTCTAGGGACGCTGCCCTGCTGGCACTTTCTCGGATCATTTTGCGTGTTTCCAACCAGGAGTCAGAGACCAGATACGTTTCAGTAAAGAAGAACGTCTCATTCAAGGTATGCCTTCGAGCGTATTTGGAATCTTTGCGCACAGCCATGAGGCGGCTGGATAATGCTGCGGCAGAGCTTCAGTATGCAGATGCAGAATTTGTAATTGGTGACAGCCGCGCGGACCTCCAGCGCAGCATTGCTGAATGTTCTGTAGATCTTATTGTTACATCACCGCCTTACCCCAATGCGACAGATTACCATCTCTACCATCGATTTCGGTTGTTTTGGCTTGGATTTGATCCACGAAAGCTCGGTCAAATTGAGATCGGATCACATCTCAGGCACCAAAGGAATAACTCTGGCTTCGAAGAGTATCATGAGGACATGGTCAAAGTCCTCTCGGGCTGTGCTTATGCGCTAGCCCCGGGGCGTTTTGCTGTATTCGTCGTTGGCGACGCACTATTTAAAGGCGAAAGCTTCTCGACCGCATCCGCGATTGCTGAGGCCGCTGAGGCGGCTGGATTGCGCGTGGTTGGGACGGTTGATCGTCCAATTCACACAACAAAACGCTCCTTTGCTAAACCGGCACGTCGTGCGCGGCTTGAGCAGTTGGTTGTCCTGCAGAAGCCCAATCATGAAGTTGTCGTCTCGCTTGGGGCACCCGCCTACAAGATGTGGAACTATGAGGTTGAGCTTCGCGCTAGAGAAATAACGGCCCTGACCAACGCGAAAATAGATGCGCGTGAAGCCGGCGGTGAGATCCGACTAAAGGTGGCAAATCCAGATTACTGGAATCTTCGCAGGCTGGCTTTCACCCGTGACTATTCGGTGGTCGGAGATCCAGATCGGCGTGAGTCCACCTGGCAGAAAGTTCTAGAGAACGGCGATGCTGATCCCTCTAAGCGCAAGGATCCCAAATATGGAACTCACGGCCTGCACGCATATAAGGGTAAGTTTTATCCACAGCTCGCTAAGAGTCTACTAAACATCTCCGGCGTCCCCGTAGGAGGAAGAATTCTTGACCCTTATTGCGGGTCTGGAACGACGCTCGTTGAGGCAATGTTGAACGGCTTCGCTGGGTATGGGTGCGATTTCAACCCGCTCGCTGCTAAGATTGCAAAAGCCAAGACCGGAATACTCACTCTTCCACGTCACATTGTTGATCATGCCATCCGATCAGTTCTGGATCGCGTTGTCCTGCGAGGCACTGGATATGATCTCTCACTGGATCAGTTTTCGAATGATCTACATCGTGAGCTACATGATTGGTTTCCAGAGAAGGTACTCTTCAAGCTGAACTGGCTTCTGGCGCAGATCAGATTGCTCGGGAATCCGACTATTGTTGATTTTTTGGAGGTCACGCTCAGCAGCGTAGTCAGAGACGTTTCGCAGCAGGATCCAAGCGATCTGCGCATCCGACGGCGCAAAGCGCCCCTAGAAGATGCTCCCGTATTCGAATTGTTTGCAGATCGTCTCACGTACGGGCACTCTCGTCTTCAGAAGTATTGGGCTGTCGCAGGGCGCCAGCCCGGCGATATGATCGAACCTAGGGTTGTGGAGGGCGACTCTCGGGCGCCCCATACCGCTAAGCTCTTGGGCTTGGAGCGTCAGAGCGTGGACGCTGTTGTGACTAGCCCACCCTACGCCACGGCGCTTCCGTACATTGATACCGACCGTCTCTCGCTCCTTGCGATCATGGGTATTCCGTCGAAGATTCGGTCGACTCTGGAGGAAAACCTTACAGGCTCTCGTGAGATCCGGAAGTCTGAACGCGACACGTTCGAAGCCACGCTCATGGACGACAAGGAAGCCTATTCCATACTTCCAAAGGACGTGGTCTCTGAGGTGCGATTTATCCTTAGGGAAAACAGCAAGATCGACGTCGGTTTTAGAAGAGCGAATATGCCGGCGCTGCTTTGGCGCTACTACGTCCACATGAAAGAAAACCTCGAAAGCATGCACGGTGTCATGCGGCCGGGAGCGCGTGCCTTCTACGTTGTTGGCGACAGCCGCACAAACGCCGGCGGAAACTGGGTGAAGATCAATACGTGTGCGAACATATCTAAAATTGCCCAAGAGGCGGGTTTTAGGTTCTTGGAGGCAATCGACATCGACGTTACGACGGAGAACTATAAGCATATCCATAATGCAATAACAGAAAACCAGATTCTGGTTTTTGAACGGCCCTAGAACCAACCAAATTTCCTAGGCTTCTTTCCGCCGCCTGGCATGGTCTGATTGCATGCGGCCTCCCACAAGGGGTAGTCGGGGCTATCTGGCCTATAAACTGTAATTTCGTAATCGAGTTGAGGGTTTTTAGATTGCTCCATTACCATCACAGAATAGTCTGGCACAACGCCTACAAGTGGAGATGCCGTTACCCTTATTTCTTTCTTTGTTTCATAGAAGACGGTGTTCAGAGCGTACTTGCTTAGCGTCAGGGCAGGCGTAGGAGACGCGCCCAATACGACCAGATCTATGACAGGATCGGGATCGAGTTGAGGGTAAGAGGGATTTCCAACCTTCTTAGGAGTTGTCTTCCCGGTGAACGGCCACTTGAAGAAAGCAGGGTTTTGTAGTGCAGCAGATACGCTGAGAAATATCTCACCATTGTGATGTGGCTTGATTTGGATTGCCAGGCCGCGGACTGGCGTTGGACTGGTTGCGGCAAGACCGGTGGTGATCGATGGCGCTGTAGTGAATGTCTTCTTTTTTGCTCCAACCTTTGCGGCGACCGGCTTTGGTAGCGCGCTCTCCGGCTTGACTATCAAACCAGATCGCGAGGCGCTGGTTGCTCTTCCAACGGCAGCTGTATCAGAGCTTCCGTTGCCGGATTTGCGCATGGTCTTTTCATCGATCACACGGCCTGAAGAGATGAGACCTGCCAACACAGCAGAGTCTAGCTTCGTCGTCGCCGGACACGAAAGCGGTAATAGCTCGGTCCAGGCGGCCTCAATGGCAGATAGAACTGGTCCGTCAGTAGGAAGATTCAGTTCAAGATCTATAGCTGATTCGAAATTCTTCTCCGTCCCTCCCACAGTAAGGTTGTTGGATCCGATGAAGGCCCTCGCCGCACTGGCTCCTTTAAACAAGTATATCTTCGGGTGAAAAGTGATACCGGCCTCCTGAGTGATATAGACCTCATCGAACAATGCGAGAGCGAGTTCGAGAGCTTCTTTGCTAGTTCCCTTCTGATCGATGCCAAGGATGGCGGCTGTGCTTTTTCCGGCGGCCTTCCACGCCTGGAGAAGACTTTCCAGCCGAAGCAGTGGGCCGCTTTTCGCGTATGCTACAATCAGACGGAATTCGGAAAACTCAGCGCTGCCGAGGCAGGTCTTAAGATCATCGAGGAGTCGACGTGTGCCCGGAGGTTGATCGAGAGGTTTGATCAGGGAAAGCTTTGGCATGAGAGTTTTGAGGAAAGCGCCGTATGTTGACCTGCGCAGATAGTGTCGGAGCGAAACTTCCTTCACAATAGAGCGTGTTGGCCTTCTGCCGGTTTCGTGGACAGCGGGTTGAGCTAGCATAGCGCAGGCCTCGAACTCCATGCTGATGAGCCCGTGCAGGTCGGCGTGGGCGTAGACGACGGTGTCCAGCGCGCTTCGTTCGCCGTCGTGCTTGGGCTGCCTGGAGCGGACGGGGCGTCTGCACTCGAAGCGGGTGAAGACGCGTTCGGCAGTCAGCTGGCGGAAACAGTGGGCGGCGAGGCGGCGAGAGAATGGATCTCGCCGGTGCCGGAGCCAAGAATGGTGTTTCCCGGCCATTGTGACGGCTATGACCTACAATCAAAGGTTCGATTTCTGTTCCTTGTGACGAACGTCACTGGCATCGAAGTGTTCAGCTGA